CTCAACGGAAGGCCCTCGTGGAGTTTCTCTATGAGCACCGTGACGATCTGAACATTGAAGAGATCCATGCTTACGATGGCACTGGATGCCCTCTGACAGGTCTCACAAAATGGGGAGCAGGCTACCGCTGCGATCGTGACGCTTGGAAAGCTTGGACTTCCACACGCAACGGCGGAACACCCGGAGCTGACTGGACTCATGTTGAGATCTCGCCATTGATGGCAGATAATCCGAAACTAGTAGAGGAAGCGTTCGCTCGAATCTTCGCCGAATGACTTGACATCGCGTCGCTCATTCGGTCAACTGATCGAGCCAAGAGAGCACAGCATCAGCTGAGCCCCGACACTGGAGGCACATAATGCACCCATTCAAGTTCCTAGCGTTTGTGGCGTTCGCCTATTTCAGTCTGGTCGTGGTCTTCGGATCATCGTCAGAATCACCGCCAGAGACGACGATCAAAGTCCCTCAGACTGTTCAGATCGTTCCGCTGACCGATGAGCAGATTGCAGACCAAGAAGCCCTCATCGCTCAGATGATTGCAGAGGAGAACGCGACTATCTACGATAAGCCCGTAGAGACCTCTACAACGCTCCCACAGCTCGCCCATATAGATCCCGACACCAAATGTCAGGAATGGCTACCGCTCGCCGTAGAGATGGGCTGGCCCAACAGGACAGAAGTGTTGCAGACCCTCGGTCGCGTCATGTGGAAAGAATCGCGCTGTCAAGCAATCTCCGCCGACTCGGAATGGTTCAACGGTCACGACTACGGCCTGACACAGATCAACCAGATCCACGAGGAATGGCTCTCGGAGATGGGCTGGACTCTTGACGACATGGCTATCCCATCATCAAACCTCCGCTTCGCGTTCTTACTGTGGAACAGTCGAGAAGAAGCTGGGAAGTGTGGATGGCAACCTTGGAGCATCTCATGCTGAACAGCCTCAAATGGCAAGAAGAAGCAGCTTGTCGTGATCTGCCCGTTGACTGGTTCTTCCCCGAGGTTGGTGCTGAAGCATGGCAACACCTTCGGAGAGCTGTCGCTGTGTGCGAGTCGTGTCCAGTGATAGATGACTGTCTCAAGTATGCGCTGTCATTCGGCTATCGAGCCCTTCCGGGCATCTGGGGAGGCACATCGGAGAATCAGCGTCACGGGATGCTCATCTCTGACACACCCTTGCAGTAGTGTCGGATTATCCAACTAGGAAGGATTATCCAATGAACGACCCCGACGGCATGGTTCAGACGATTAGAGAGCAGGAGAAGCACATCGCCGACCTTGAGCTTCGACTCAAGATCAGAGATACACGCATCCGCTTTTGGGAGACGATGAGTATGGATCTTTACGATCATCTCATTGACTTCTACGCTCCAAGCACTGATCCCGATCACGGCCCACATACAAGCCTTACCGCTGTTATTGAGAAGTACGAGGAGGCTCAACGCTATGGATCTCAGTAATTATGTGGATGTCCCGACACGCTTCGCAGCTCTACTGGAAAAGTGGCCCGAGCTTCGCATCAAGGAGCATCGCCCAGAGATCGTCACGATTGGCGACAAGACCTTCATCAGTGTCACGATGCAAGCATGGCGTACACCTGACGATCCGCTCCCATGTCAAGCGACCTGCTTTGAGCCTTACCCCGGCAAGACCTCCTTCACTCGAGACAGCGAGCAGATGAACGCGTCAACCTCATGCCTCGGACGCTTAGCAGGGCTCATGATGTCATTCCCCAAGATGGCCTCACTGGAGGAAGTGATCAACCGCCAGAAGGAAGAGCAGAGTCCGAAGCCTGTGAAGCCTTGGGAAGCATCTGAAGGACAGCGACGACTACTCAGGGCTCTCGGTTATGCCGGCGAGGTTCCGTCTGGTCGTCTCGCTTTTGAGTCGCTGGTTGCAGATCTGAAAGCGAAGAAGATGACCGAGGGAGAAGCGTTCTGATGATTCGAGTGCAAGTCACCGAGCGCCTCATCTTTGAGGCTAATGAACTGCTAGAAGACATGAGTGGCGCAACTTTTAAGAAACGCGCTGACTACAAAGAAGAACACTCCCTCATCGGTGCAATCGGTGAGATCGCTGTCATTGACTACTGCTGGACTAACGACTTACTGGCCTACAAACACCAAGGGTTGAAGAGCGATGTGCAGCTTCATTCAGGCCACACGATAGAAGTCAAAGTTCAAAAGGTGACGACTCCGCCAGAGATGCATTACTGCGTCAATTTTGGTGTTCGTAAGAACCCAGTCGAGAAGTCTGACTTCTTCTTCTTCGTCCATTTGCAATATGTCGCCGGCAGACCTGAGGCCGTTTGGCTTCTCGGTGGATGTTCGTGGGACAAGTTCTTCAGAATGGCAACCTTGCACCATGAAGGCGAGCCGATGATGCGTCATTACGCCGATGGCAACCATGTCCCAAATGGACGCTATTACAACACCGACTGTCACGACCTACCGATCTCACAGCTTGCTCCACCAAGTGCAGCTCTCAAACATTTCAAGTCCCTACAAGCGAAAGAAGAAGCAATATGAACCCCGACAATGTATTCACAGACTGGATGCAACCCATCCGACCGATGCGCATCCTGTTCCAATCAGGGGACTCGGATAATCCGAATCGGCACTACATCCACATCTTCGCTCTTCGGACAGGTGGCCTTGAGTGCGAGTATCTGAGCATTGACGGGATCTTCATTCAGGCGCGCTCAAGAAGTGTCATGTTCGCCGAGACACTCATTGACGGTCACTGGTTAAGGCTCGGCAAATGATTCAGTATCAAGTGATCTGTATGCATCGAGTCGGCAACCCTCGCAAACTGACCGAAAGCCAAGCTTCAGAGCTGCACACCAACCCATCCATCGTCATGACGCTCCTGAACCAAGATCAGCATCTTGACCGCTATGTCAAAGTCATCGTGGACGGTACTGTCGCCGGCTACCAGACCTACCGCCAAGGTAAGCGCGTCACATTGGAAGACATCGTATGAGCATCTATCGAGCGCCCAGACCAGAGTCAAACTGGACTCAGATTCGTAACGAGATCATTGAGGACTCGCGTCTCACCTTCAAGGCCACAGCAGTCCTCATCTTCGTCCTGTCAAAGCCCGACAACTGGAGAACCTCCACACGACACCTCGCCAGCGTCAAACGCGAGGGCATAGATGCCATCAGGACAGCCATGACAGAACTTGAGTCCGCCGGCTACATCAAGCGCCGAAGATACCAAGATGAAGGCGGAAAGTGGCAGTACGACACCCTCGTCTTCGACACTCCACAGCGTGTGGATAAACCTGTGAGAAACACATCACCGCAGGTCGCACCTCGTGGGGATAATCCTGATGGGGATAACCCCGATGTATATCAAGAACTAAATAACAAAGACTATGAGAAAGTCCCTACGCGTACTCAAGTAGCAGATCACTCAGCCTGTGGACAATGCAGAGACACAGGCTGGAGAGTCATCAAAGGACTAGACCTAGAGAAGTGCGGATGCCTCATCGGAATGGAGCTTCATGGCAGGTAACCCAATCTACGGAACCAAACGCTGGAAGGAAGTTCGCCGGCTTGTACTCGAGGAGGATGGTGACTGCCATTGGTGCAGACTTAAGGGCAAGCGCACCAAGGCCACTCAAGTTGATCATGTCATAGAGCTTGATCGAGGAGGCGACCCATATGACCGAGGGAATTTAGTGAGCTGCTGCAGCAGTTGCAATGCATCTCGTGGAGCGCGTTTCGTCAATGCCAAAACAGCGCAACGAATCCAAAATCGCAATAACGCATCCAAAACTTCTTTTATTGGCGAAATCCCTACCCCGAGCCCCCACTCGGAAATCCCCTCAACCAGCCAGAACCAGCAGGAACTAAGCGGATCGGAGTCGGATATTTCAACATCGGGAAGGATCGAGCCGAGACTGGTCACGCCCGTTTCAGCCGGCGAAAGTTTCGGCCCTGCCCTAACCCTTTGGGCAAAGCGCGTGCTCAACATTGATCTCATGGAGTGGCAGAAACGCGTCGTGAATGATGCTCTGAGTCTGGACGAGAACGGTGACTTCATCTTTCGTGAAGCGTGCATTTCTACGGCCCGTCAGAACGGCAAGAGCTTGGTGATGCGTGCTGTCGCCGGCTACATGGCGACCGAGTATGCAGCGATTCGAAAGGAGCCTCAGACGATCGTCATTGTTGCCAACCAAAAGCGTCGGAGCATGGCCCTCTTTCGTGACTTGGTTCGAGACCTTGACCAGAAGGTTGAGTGCAAAGTTCGTCTGCTGAACGGTGACGAGCGGATTAACTTCCCAGATGGATCATCTATCTCGGTTGTCGCTGCATCGGTTCACGCTCACGGCATGACAGCCTCGGTCATTCTCGTAGACGAGCTCTGGGACATCAGTCCCGAAGTAGTGTTTACAGCTCTACGGCCTTCCCAGATCGCAGTCAAGAATCCGATGATGATGATGTTCAGTACCGCTGGCGATCAGGGAAGTACAGTGCTCTTACAGCTTCGAGAGCAAGGGATGGCAGCGATTGACTCAGGCCGTACAGGTTCGCTGTACTTTGCAGAGTGGTCACTTCCTCCAGGAGTCAGTCTGGAAGATCGGCAATATTGGGGCTGGGCGAATCCTGCGCTTGGGACGACGATCACGATGAAGGCGCTTGAGCTTGCGTTTGACTCGCCGAATCGTCAAGCGTTCATCCGAGGCCATCTGAATCTGTGGGTGGATTCAACTAACTCGTACCTACCGATTAACTTGTGGAACGATCGGAAGAGTGTGGATCCGATGCCTCCGATCCAGTGGCTCGTCATTGACTCATCGGTTGACGAGTCACGCTATGTCGGGATCGGTTGCGCGTACGACGGGACGCGCGTGATCGTGACGACCGAGTTTGTCGTGGAGTCTGCCCAGCAGATGTGGGCCGAAGTCGTGACTCGAATGTCGGACGCGTCAGTCAAGCTCGCGTGTACGCCGTCGCTGGAGATCCACTGCCCTCCAGACCTTCGCCGGCGGATGACGATCGTCGGCTATGCGGAACTCATCAAGTGGACAGGTGCAGCTCGTGCGATGATTGTTGAGGATCGCGTCCGCCACACTGGAGACCTTGCACTCTCGGAACATTTCGCTAGAGCGGTCGCTGTAAAAACGGGAGGTGCGATCGTGCTCAGCTCGCAGAAGAGTCCCGGGCCGATAGAGCTTGCCCGATGTTCAGTGTGGGGAATTATGCTCACATCACGACCAAGGGCATCAGCGAAACCTCAGATGGCTTTCGGCTGACCCTAGTGGACACACGCTTGCAAGTTTGAGAGACTCGCAAGCGATGGCACTCTTCGGAAGTAAGAAGCAGGACGCGACCCCTGCGTTCGCGCACGCACCGCTTCAAGCTGCAGCAGGTAGCGCCTCACAAAGCGGACTCGGTCAGTTTTGGAGTTACACCGTCGGGGCGGCTTCAGAGCTGGCCTTGTCTGTGCCTACCGTGTCTCGAGCGACACAGATGATCATCTC